TCCTGGTTGTTGTTGTAATACTATCATAAATTTACTAATATACAAGTTATAGAAAACAGCCCTGTTTGATATACAATACAATAGAAACCCTAGCTAGTCTAGGGCGTGTATAATAAGTGTGTAGGGTGGTTAAACCAAAGGTACTGGAACTCGCAAGAGCAAAAGTACCTCCCTACAAAAAAAAATTTTTTTTACTTCTTACAAAGGATCTTGTAAATCTTTTGGAACAGACCTTCCTTTAATTCTTGGAAAGGTTTTTGGTTTATGGTTATTACAGTATCTGAATTTGTTATACTTAGAAATAATTGTGGAGCAATTTTTTTCAATACAAGTTCTTCCACTACTATAAGAAGTAGAGGGTTTGCTATTAGGATATTGATTTCCTTTTATGTATTCGCTCATAAGTAATAAGTATAGAAGGAGAAAAAATGCCGAAGGGTAATTACTCATACAAAAAAGGTATGAAAAAAAACAAAAGTCGTAGAAAAAAAAGATAATGGCTGAATGGCGTGGAATGAAAGTTAAGTTAAATTCACCTACTCCTATAAGGAAAGGTGAGCCTGGCTATGGAAGAAAAAAATCTAAAGTCTTTGTAATGAAAAATGGGAAAGTCAAGAAAATAATGTTTGGCGATCCTAATATGAAGATAAGAAAAAACAATCCTGGAGCTAGAGCTTCATTTCGTGCTAGACACAAATGTAGTACAGCTAAGGATAAAACAACTGCACGATATTGGTCGTGTAGAGCTTGGTAAAGGAGAAATATGAAATCAAGTGGATCAGTAAGTTGGATGTGGGGTGGCAAACGATACAGTGGTACTTTAATTCCTAGTAGAGAAACAAAGACACATAGATACGCTAGAACGCAAAATGGAAAAATAAAAAGTCTGCCTAAGAAAAAATAATGGCAAGACCAAGATGTGCATTAAATGATGTTTTAGGAGAAACTTGTAGAAAACAAAGAAGGACAAGTTCTCCTTACTGTTCTCTAAAATGTAAAAATAGATTTCATTATGTTAAAAATAAAAAAAAGAATGAAGAATTAAAACCAAAAAGACCTCAAGATTCTACAGCTAGAGGTAAATACTATAATGACTTTGTTAAAGAGTATGGTGAAGCGTTAGTAAATAAACTATATACTCATCAACAAGTTGCTGACAAGATCGGAGTTTCAAGAAGTCTTGTTACAAAAATGTATATAGCGTACCTAGAAGATAAAGAAAACTTTGAAGCTCAAAAGACTTGGAAAACACCTTTAGCTGCAAAGAAGTCATTAAAAGATTTTAAAGATTTTAGAGATAGGTATTTTAGAACTGAAACAGGAGAAAAATACGAAACAGCTGATTTTCACGAAAACTGGATTAATCATATTGTTCAAGCTATAGAAGATGGTGGGCAACAAATGATTCTCTCACCACCACGACACGGCAAAACTGATTTACTTACTCACTTCGCTGTATGGCAGATTTGTAAAAATCCTAATGTAAGGATTATGTGGGTAGGTGGTAATGAGGACATAGCTAAGAATGCAGTAGGTGCTGTATTAGATACTTTAGAAAATAACGAACAACTTAATGATGACTTTTGTGGTCCAGGAAAAAAGTTCCAACCTAAAGTTAGATCAGGAAAATCTTGGTCATCAGGACAGTTTACTGTAGGAACAAGAACTGTAACTGGTATTAAATCTCCAACAATGGTAGCTGTAGGTAAAGGTGGAAAGATTCTTTCAAGAGATTGTGATTTGATTATTGCTGATGACATTGAGGATCACGGAACAACTATTCAACCAAGTGCAAGAGAACAAACAAGACAGTGGTGGACTACAACTCTTTCATCAAGAAAAGAAGAACATACAGCTATTGTTGTTATTGGCTCAAGGCAGCATCCTGAAGATATTTATAACTTTCTTTTAGACAACCCAGAGTTTGATACTTTAGTTGAAGAAGCTCACAGTTCAGAATGTATATTACCTGAACTAGAAATAGAAGAACATAATGAATGTATGTTATGGCAAGGTAAGAGAAGTTACAAATGGTTACTTTCTCAAAAAAACAATGCTGATACCACAGGAGGTAGAGCAATATTTGAAATGGTGTATTTGAATAAAGCCTTTGTTGAAGGTATTACAATGTTTAATTCAGAAGATATAGATCAATGTAGAGATGTTAATAGAAGGGTAGGACATATTCCTGCAGGAACTCATTTGATTGCAGGACTTGATCCAGCTTCTACAGGTTTTCAGGCTTGTTTTCTATGGGCAGTAGATTCTGATACTGGAATGATGTATCTAGTAGATATTGAAAATGAAGAAGGTGGAGGAATAATTCAAGCTAAAAAATCAATAAAAAAATGGTATGAAAAATATCATTTATCTCATTGGGTAATTGAGGAGAATGGATTTCAAAAAGCTATTAGACAAGATAAAGAAATAAAAGATTATTCATCAAGAATGGGTATTCATTTAGAAGGTCATCAAACACAGAAAAACAAATTTGATCCTATTTATGGTGTTGGAAGTATGCAACAACTTTTTGAGCAAAAGCTAATAAATCTACCTTATGGCGATACAGAAAGCGAAACTAAGAGTAATATATATCGTAGACAATTAATTTATTTTTCATCTGCTGCTAATAAGGCAAGTAAGGCGAAAAGTTATAAATCTGATGTGGTGATGGCTAGTTGGTTTCCATTGAAGGTTATAAGAAGATTAGGCAAAGAACGACTAGCTGAAGTAGGATTGGATTATAAACCAAGTTATGGAGAGTGGGATTTGAGTGAAATTAACGAAGCTCCCTGGAGTTAATTATGGATGCAAGTGAATTACAAGATAAAATAACGCAGTTACATTACGATAACCAAGATGCCTATGCAACAAGAGGTCGTATTCGTTCCATAATGAATGGTGGTCCTTCAGGAATCCTAGCTTTACTAGGCGACCAAATCAAAGGTTTTCAAGATTGGCAAGTACCAGTTCCTAACTTAATGTCCACAGGACTAGAACACCTAGCACAGAAAATAGGTCGTATTCCAAATTTAAAGATTGATATTCCAAACGATAGAGATTCTGAAAGGTCAAAACAAAAAGCAGAGAAGATGTCAAGAATTATATCTGCTTATGATGAGAACCAAAGACTAGATATACAAATGCCACAAGTTGGTAGATGGCTACCTGGTTATGGTTTTGCTGTTTGGGTTATTAAAGAAAAAAAAGATTCTAATGGAGTTCCTTATCCTTGTGCAGAGTTAAGAGATCCATACAACTGTTTTCCTGGTTATTTTGGTGCAGACCAACAACCAAAGGAAATGTCTATAATTCGTAGAGTTCCAAAATATGCACTTGCTAAAGTTTATCCAAACTTTAAAAAACAAATTTATGACAAAGATATGGGTACTGGATTATCTATTGGTAGTGGTTCAGCTTCACCTTATACAGATTCTTATGCAGGTTCTTGGGCTAATTCAAACGGACAAGGAGATTTAATATCTGAATATTATTGTGAAGAAGGAACTTACATATTCCATATGTCATCTGGTGCAATATTTGATTTTATTCCTAATCCATTATCTAGTGGTCCTGCTTTCGTTGTAGCAAAGAAGTTTTCTTTTGATCAGCTACAAGGACAGTATGACCAAATAATTGGATTAATGGCAGCTATGGCAAAGATTAATGTTATGAGCATTATTGCTATGGAAGATGCAGTATTTACTGAAACAAACATTTCAGGTGAACTTGAATCAGGACAATATAGAAAAGGCAGATTTGCTGTAAACTATTTAGCTCCTGGTACACAGGTTTCCAAACCTGCATCAAATGTTCCTTATCAGATTTTTCAACAAATAGATAGAGTTGAAAGACAACTTAGAATTGGTGGTGCATACCCAGTTACTGATGATTCACAATCTCCACTTAGCTTTGCTACTGGTAGAGGTTTAGAAGAACTCGGTGCAAGTATGTCATTAATGATTAGAGAATATCATACCATTATGTCTGATGCTATAGAACAAACAGATGCTAAAAGACTTGAATGGGATAGTGCTATGTATGGTGGTAAATCAAAACAGTTATCAGGATATTCAAATAATAAATTCTTTTCAGAAAAATATGATCCAGAGAAAGATATAGGTTTTAATTACAAGACACGCAGAGTCTATGGTGCTATGGCTGGTTATGATGAACCACAGAAGATAGTTACAGGGTTGCAATTACTTCAAGCAGGTATTATAGATACTCAAACCTTACAAGAAAATATGGATGGGTTAGATAACATAGTTAGAGTCAATGAACGAATAACTAGAGAGAAAGCAGATAAAGTTTTATTTGATACTTTACTTGCACAATCACAAGCAGGAGATCAAAGAGCAACAATGGCTATTGTTGAGATTAGAAAAAATCCTGGTGATGTAGAAAATATTTTAGATAAATTCTTTACTCCTCAAGAACCTCAAATGACAGAGGAAGAAGTATCTTTTGTAGAAGAAGCAGGACCAGGTGGACAATCCTTGCCACCACAAGGACCACCTGGGATTGCACAAATGTTACAAGGAATGGGTGGATAGTGAACATTAATAAAAAATTTGCAGATATTGTACATAACTCTTTATGGGAAGTAGATGAACTTGGTGATGATATATTATTAGAAGAAAATTTAAAAGAACCAACAATATTTACTGACCAACTACCTCCAATGGTGTTTCCATTTGGTTATATGATTATTAGTTCA